GGTGTTGCCACCGCCGCCGCCGCCCCGCACACCCAGCTTGCCGTCGGGCCCGCGCGCCAGCGGCATGATCGCCTCCGGCCCGGCTTCGCCCATCAGGCCGGTGTTGCCGCCCCGCATCGGGAACCGCGTCGGGCTGGATACGATGCCGCCATTGGCAAAGGGCATCACGCGCCCCTGCGAAAACCCGCCCCCGTCCGCAAACGGCAGGATCCCTTCCACCAGGTTGCCAACACCCTGCGCCAGCATGCCGCCAAAATGGTTGGTCACCGGCTTTATCGCCGCCGAATACGTGGTCTGGATCATCGACCGCGCCACGGTCTCCAGCGCATCCGACAGCTTCATGCCGTCAAACACCACGCCGTCAAACGCGCGGCGCAACCCCTTGGACAACCCGCGCTCCAGAACCGCGATGTCCTGGCCCGTGGCGGCCAGCGACTCGCGCACCCGCTGCAATTCACTGTCAAACCCTGCCGCCATCGTCGCGGCAGCGCCCAGGCTGTCTTCCAACCCGTCCGCGCGATCTTCCAGATCTGCGTATCCGTCACCGTCACTCATCGCCTTCTCCTCGGTTGGCATCCGGATACGCCGCCAACAGCGCATCCAGACCGGACCGCGACAGCGGTGCCGCCGTGCTTTCCGGCCCCAGCAACAGCTTCAGCTCCGCCGGGGTCAGCTCCCAGAACTGGTCCGGCCTCAGCCGCAACCCTTGCATCCCGGCCCGCATCAGCGCGGGCCAGTCAAACCCGCTCATGCCTCGCCGGGGATCATGAACGCCCGCGCCAGCAACTCTGCCGCTGCCCGCGCCGCCGCCATCGGCCCGCCTTCGATCTCGGCATGCAGCAGCGTCTCGCGCGTCACCTCGGCCCCGCCACCGCGCAGCCCCGCCACGATCAGCGCCAGAACATCACCGCTGGAAAAACCGCCCGCCTCGAACCGTTCCACCAGCGCCACCAGTGATCCGCTCTCCAGCGCCTGCTCCAGCTCTGCCAATGCGCCCAATGTCAGCCGCAAAACGCGACGCTCGCCATCAATGGTCAGCGCCACCTCTCCCCTCCACGGATTGGCCATAGGATCAGATCGCCGTGAAGCTCAGCGCACCGGCGCTGGCCATCGCGATTTCATAGGTCGCCTCGCCGTCATGCGTGCCTGCATAGTCGATCGAGGTCACCTGGAACGGACCTTCGACAATGCCGAAATCCGGGATGATCACCTGGAACGCGGGCGTCTCGCCGTCAAAGAACAGCTGGCGCGCGCGCTCGTCGGTGCTTTCATCCTTGAACACACCCGATCCCGAAATCGCCGCCGATTTCACGCCCGCACCAGACAACAGCTCGCGCCATCCGCCCTGGCTCTCCAGACTGGTCACATCAACGCTTTCCGCGTTGAAACTGACCCGCGTGGCGCGCAGGCCCGCAATCGTGTCGAACTGGCCCGTGCCGTTCATGTCTACCTTGACCAACAGGTCCTTACCGTTCTGAGCTGTCATGTTCTCTCTCCGGAACTAGTTGTTTAAGTGTCTTCCACATGCGCGCGGAACTTCAGGTCGATCCGCCGCAACCGTCCCGCAGGACCGGTCCGGCGCGCCACCGCGCGCAGAAACCACAGCCCCACCAGGTGACCCCGGCTCAGGCTCAGATCCGCATCGTTCAGCGCATCACTGACCGCCACCGCCACCGCCTTGGCCGAGGCGAACCCGGCCACGCTGGTCACCACCGAAACGGTCAGTCGGTGTTCCGCCCCCGCATTGGTGCCGGTGGACCGGTCACGCGCATCTTCCGCGCCCAGCACCACATAGGTGTCCGGCAAGGCCCCGGCTGGGGTTTCGTCATAGATCGCGCCGCCCACCAGCGCCGCCAGATCGGGATCCGAACTCAGGCGCTGATAGATCGCGGATTGCAGGGCTGCTGCCATGGCATAGCTCATGTCGCGCTCTCCTCTTCCGCCGTGCACTCCAGGTAACGCCCGTCGTGACCGCGCTCCGCCACGGCCCGGATCGCAAAGATCCGCGTGCCTTCGCGAAACCGCTGCCCGGCCACCGGACGCGCCATTGACCCGACAGGCGCGCCGCGCACCGCAATCCGGTAGGTCACCGCCGAAACCGTGGCCCCCGATCCGCTGCGTTCGCGACCCGTACGCGCGGTGACCTCGGCCCACAGCGCGCCCAGCACGCTCCAGGTCTCGGCAAACCCACCCGCACCGTCAGGCGCACGCACCGGCGCCTCCAGCACCAGCTGCCGGTTCAGAACCGGCGCGCTCATACCGCACCGCCAACGCTGACGCGCATCGCGCGATACCGCTGGATCAGGCTGGTCACACCAAACGGCATGCACCCGTCGCCCAGCCCGGTCTCGGACCGGTACTCGTAATAATGCGCCGCCAGCAGCAACACCGCCTGGCCCAGATCCGCAGGCAACGCGCCCCAATCCGCGGCCAGCCCGGCCACGAACTGCACATTGGCGCTGCCACCTGTCGGAATGGTGGGCAGGCAGGCCCCCACCGGGCGCAGTTTCGGAAACTGCGTGTCCGGCTCCAGCCGGTACGCCCCGGCATTCACCACCGTTTCGGTTCCGCCGGTATCCATCAGCGTCACCGCCGTCACCGCCGTCACCGGGGCCACAGGCAACACCTGGCCTTCCGGCTGACGCCAGTCCTGAACGGTCCAGGCAAAATCGCGTGCAATCAGCACCTTGCCGGTTCGCGCCTCGATCGCGGCCATCGCCGCTCGCAAGAACCCCTTCAGAACATCGTCCTGCAACGTTTCTTCGCCAAACCCGGTCCCCAGACGCAGATGCGCCTTGAACTGCGTCACCGGCAACGCCGTATCCGGCACGGTGGTCTCTTCGATCAACATCATCACTTCACTCCGCAAGCTCGGACCCCTCGGGCCGGTTCAGTGTCTGCCGGCAGACGCGCGCCACCCCACGTTGCTCGGACGGAGGGGAGCAGCTAGACAACGCCGGGTTCAATTGGCGCGCGCCCGCCACGGGACCGGCGAACCGGCCCCGCTTCGCCACCGCCTTAGCTGGTGGCGAATTTCAGCAGCTTGATGGCTGCAAAGTCGGACACGTCACCACCAACACGTTTGGTCGCATAAAACAGGACATGCGGCTTGGCGCTGAACGGGTCACGCAACACGCGCAGATCGGGGCGCTCGGCGACGGTGTAACCGGCCTCGAAATTGCCAAAGGCAATCGCGACGCTGCCGCTGGCCACGTCGGGCATGTCTTCGGCGATCACCACCGGATACCCAAGCAGACGCGCAGGTTCGCCCGCCGCCAGACCATCGGACCACAAGAAGCGTCCGTCATTGTCCTTCAGCTTGCGGACCACACCGGCGGTCTTGGAATTCATCACAAAGGATGCATTCGCGCGGTATTGCGCACCCAGCGCATAAACCAGGTCGATGATCGCATCGCCATTGCCAATGCCGCCATCAACACCGGTTGCGATGTAGCCCAGGTTGCCCCAGGTCCAGGCGTCGTTATCAACCGACGGATGCGTCAGAATGCCGGTCGGCTTGTCGATGCCGTCGCCATTGATGAACGATGCCGCTTCGGCACGGGCGAACTTGTCGGCAATGCGACCCGCTAGCCAGCCTTCGATGTCAAACGCACTGTCATCCAGCAGGCGCTGCGATGCTTTCGGCAACGCGCTCAGCTCGTGCAGCGGAATGGTGATCCGGTCGATCTGCGGCGTATCGGTTTCCGTCGACGGACCGGTTTCGCTCGCCCAGCCAGCCCCGGCTTCGGTGTGGTCGACCAGAACGTCATACGACGTCGCCTCGACATGCACGACCGACGCGATCGACCGGATCGACGCGGTGTTCATCAGAACCGACTGCACGGATTCCGACGTCTGCGGATCGGCCAGGTAGCCACCGTCGCTGTTCACAGCCGTGGACAGCGATTTGCCCTCCAGCTCCAGACCGCGCAGGCCATCATCGTCGCCCGACCGCAGATAGGCATTGAACGCCTTTTGGTGGGGGGCACCCGCATCTACGGCTGCCGACAGGTGCGGTCGCGCCGCGATTTGAGATTTACGATCCAGCATGGTCACTCGCTCTTCTGTTTGTTGAAGTTTCGTTTCGATTTCGGCCTGAAAGCCCTTGAATTCATTCACGAAGCCGGACACCGCCTGCTTCACGTCCTGAATTGCAGGCACAGCGCCCTCAACCCGGGGCATCACCTCGGTCTTGCTCATCAGCTCTTCCTGTCTGAGTTGTGAATGCGCGCGTCAGCGGCGCGCCAGTTCCAGCCGCGCGCTGTTCAGCACCGCCGCCAATTCGCGCAGGTCGGACCCGGCCCGGGGCTCATCCCCTTTTGCCGCCACCCGCGCACTGGGCAGCATCGGGAACGTCACCAATGACACCTCCCAAAGCTCCAGTTCGGTCAAGAGCCGCTGGCCCTTGTCAGTCTTTGCCGCCGTCACCGTACGGTACCCGATCGACAGCCCGTCAATCGCACCCGCATCGATCAACGCCGCCGCCTCGCGGCCCCGCGCCACACTGTCCAGCAACCGGCCTTTGACATAGAGACCACGCGCGTCCTCGCGCACCTCGTCCCACACGCCAATCGGCTCTGCGGGGTCATGCTGCCACAGCATCTTGACCCGCCGCGCCGCCGCCGACAGCGCCTTCAGCGACCCGCCATAAGCGCCCTTGGCAACGATATCGCCGCCCTGATCGGCCTGCCCGAACAGGCTGGCATAGCCCTCGATCGCGGTGCCGTCGGTCACGCTCAGCGTCTCGCCAAAGCGCGCAAATTTCCGTTCCAGTCCGGTGTCCTGCATGGGGACGCCTCCTCTTTTGCCTCAAACCTCAGATGCCGCGCGTCACTGCACCGACAGAAACGATTGGAACGCCTGTGCCAGGATCACCGCGACCACGCCGTAAACCGTCAGCCACAACCGTTTCTCCAGCCGCTCCATCAGCGCATCCAGCCGGTCCAGCCTGCTGCACAGGTTGTCATGATGGATCTGGCTGACCCGCTCATGTGCGGCCAGCCGCAGCGCGGGTGCACAGTCGAACGCCTCGAACCCGGTGCGCGGCTCATTCATCGCCCCCGCCTTCCGGCAGCGCCGGCAAACCCAGCAGGCTGCGCTTTTCCGCATCGCTCAGGAACGTAGCCGACGTGACCCGCGCCCATTGCGCATCCCGCTCCGCCGCCAGCGCCGACACCTGGTCCAGATCGGGCCGCAGCTCGACCTCGTCACCACTGAATTGCGACAGCCAGTCCGACAGAACCGCGCTCACCCGCGTCGCCAGCGGCAACACCGTCAGACGGTAAAACGCCCGGTTCGCCTCCTGGTAATTGGCATAGGTCGCATCGCCCGGAATCCCGATCAGCATCGGCGGCACCCCGAATGCCAGCGCGATCTCGCGCGCCGCGGCTTCCTTGGTCTTCTGAAATTCCATGTCG